ATCATAATCTTTAGCGTTTGTCAAACTTACTTTTTTAGCACATTGAGCTGCCCAATTATCTATACTAGTTGTAGTAAATTCTTTAATCCAATGCTTAGATAGGGGNTAATCAGGCAAAGAAAATTGTAAGTTTAGTTCGTTGTGATAAAAACTTTTAATTAAAGTAATACAATTTATACCTGAATATACATGAGGTAAACCTATATACTCTCGTACCATGACGCAAACTCCGGAAAGGTTTTAACAAATGATTCATTACGTAGCTTATCTACTCTTTCAGTCTCTTGTTTAAAAGAGACTAGTTGACTACTCTCATCTGTGCTAGTCATATAACTTAACCAATTTTTTATTTGTTCTAGATCATATGTTGTTAATATTGGTCTATATTCTTTTATAAACTTTTTATATATATCAAGCACTTGTTGTTTAGATTCTTTAGGAAGACAAGTAACTTTTTGATAAGAAGGTTCTAACTGTGTTGAACCATAAAAATCAAAATCATTACGTTTACACCATATAATAAGATCAGGCATAGAAGTTATACTATATATATTTATTACACAACTAACTGTTTGTATATGCTCTTTAAACATAATAGCATGTTTTTCAAATTTAGGCCAGGATAATCCTTTTCTAGCATACTCTACTCGGCTTCCATATCCTTCAACACTAGGCCAGATAGATACTTTTTTAAAATTAGCCCATAACTGGGTAAGATCATATTTTTTAAATTTAGAATAACTTAAATTAGTATTATAACTGACATGAATATTTTTAGCATAACCTGAATCTATAAGTAAATTAAGCATTTTATAATGACCTTCTTGTATAAAAGGCTCACCTCCTGCAAAATATATTTCTTCTAAATTAGGAATATACTGAGGCACATCTTTCCAAAAATCTTCATTATCTGTGTAATAGTCTTTAGTCTTATTCCAACCAGCTTCTAAAGTATCTTTATACCAACTAGTAGATGCATAAGGTCCACACATTCTACATTTAAAATTACATAAGTTACCAAATCTAATATCTAGATAAGTAGGAGTATTATCTATACTACCATCTTTATTAGTTTTATCTTGTAGATAAGCATATTTATTAAATCTTTGATTTACTTGTAGTCTATTACTTCCACTACCTTGTTTTTCTTTATTATAACAGGCTTCTACACACTCACTAGGTATATTATTTTTTAAAAGATTTAGACGAGCTTGTTTATACTCTATGCTATTCCATATTTTACCTAAAGATTGTTTATAGTTACCCATAGGTCTAACACTAGAAGTATATTCAGCATGACAACATATATAAAAGTTACCACTTAGACTACCAAAAATATGCATCCAAGGAAGTATACAACCTTTTATTTTAGTGTCTGGGTATTGTTCTTCCTGTTGCAGGGAAACCTCCAAAATGTATTCCATTGTTTCTAAGATTACATGCTACTATATTTTTACCGCATATATCACCTTCAGGACCTGACGCAGTTTTATTATCTTGTCCAATAGGATTTGTATTAGCAGTAAGATTAGTGCCAGGTATTGTGCCGCCCCCTGGTCCTGGATATTGACATTCCTCACCTTTATACTGCCATTGACAAGTATTTTTATAATATTTACGTTTAGGTGTTATTTGTTTAAAATACTGTAACCAAGTTACTAAACCAAAGTCAGCAGTACTCTGATTTAATGCTTCTAAATTATTTATTTTAAATCTATCTTCTATATTAGACTCTGTATCTGCATCGGCATTAATTATAAAAATTTCATCACCTATATTAGTATTAGATTCTAATTCATTAGATAAAAATAAGAATCTATTTTCTTCTATAGTTTGTATAGTTGCTGTGGTAGAACCCTTTGAGGATTTTACTGTATCTCCAACTCTATAAGGCATAGCATTATATACTTCAATAACATTTGAAGTAATGTATTTGGTGACACTATGTTCTGGCCATACATCTAAAAAATTAGCAAATGTAGTTTTAATATCAACTACACCTCCTTGTAGATCTCTAGAATCATTTTTTTGTATCTGCCAAGTTCCTGCGACTGCTTCAGTTTGCTCTTTAGTAAAAGAAGCATTAGCTTTACCATATAATCCTACTACAGAGTCGCTATAGTTTAACCCTTTTGCTCTCGCTGCAGTTAAACTATCAAAAGCAATTTCTCCTGCATTACCTACCTGTGCAGGAGTAAAATTAATAGTTCTAGGATCAATACCATTAACAGGTACCCCATTAACATTAGCTACACATGAATTAGAAATATTATTACCTACAATATAAGGATCCTCTACTAAAGCAGATATAATATTGTCAACATTAAATACTGTTAAAGTAAGATCATCAATTTTACCATCTTGATTTTGTTTAATACTAGTTATATTTATAGGAAATGGTATATAAGACTCTCCATCATAAGTTACGTTATATTGTAAGTCAGATACTAAATCTCCTGCTATATCTGCGAATTTTAAAGGAAAATTAGTAGGCCAAGACCTACCAGCACCTTCACCAGTAGGATTACCATGTTTATCTGGAGGAAACCACTCACCTGGGTAGTATACATCATATAAACGCACTACAGGGTTTTGAACAAAAGCATTTTTTTCTGCTATAAAAAGACTAGGAGCCTGAGAAGCTATAGTAGTTGTAGCAGTAGTTACTTCACTGGTTGCGATATTAGAAGTAAAAGGAATAGCACTTAGATTACTCGCTAAATCAACGAATAATAGTTCTCCATTAGGAATAGTATTTGGAGGGGCAGATATAGTTAATGTATCACTATCTAATACGCTATCAACAGTTTGGGGACTAGTATAACCATTACTACCTATAGAAGTAATTTGATAACCTGCTTTAATACTTGTAGTATTAGCAACGTTTAAAGTAGTGATAAAAGTAGCAGAACCTGTATCTCCTGAGTATGCTGTAAATGCACTAGTGTTAACAATACTAAAACTATTTTCATTTATAAGTGTAGTTTCATAAATCTGCCCATTAACTTCTGTCATACCATTTATAGCAGAAAACGCAATACGTGCTCCATTACTAAATCCATGAAGATTAGCTGTTACAACACCTGGATTAGCTCTTGTTATACCTGTAACTCTTTTACTACTACCGCTAGTTCCCCCAATATTTGCTACAGTAAAAGTTAGTGCGGCAGCTCCACCACCACCTAACTTACTATCAGCAACAGTTATAACATCACCTATAACAAACCTATCGCCACCAGCCGTAACTGTTACTGCTGCAGCACCTGAATCGTTTACTACTATACGAAAAGTTGCATCAGCACCTACACCTGTTTTTGTGTAGTCAGAAGCGGTAATAGTATAAGTATTTGCACTTCGATCAGTATCTGCAGCACCTATATTAGTAATTGCTGTTATAGGAGTTGATACTGTTGTATTAAGCCTAAGACCTGATATAATAGCACTATTTGAATTTATAGTTTCACTGGTATGAAACTCTTGTAATACATTATTTAATTTAACTTTTAATTGTTTAGTGGTAGCATTAACATTTGCTATAAAACCTACTGTAGAACTAGTAGCTCCTATAATACTATTACCAGATATAAAACCAGCAGGGTTAGCAACAGTTAATATTACATCATAATTTCTAGCAGTCATTATTCAAAAGTCTCTTGCAATTTAAAGGTAACTGTGTAAAAATTCTCAGTTAAGGACGAACCACTTGACAAAACTTGGTTTATTTGTAAACCTCCATCAAATCTTGTAGTTATTGTACCACTTTCATTTAAATGTGACAAGTCAAAAGTAAAAGATTCAAAAGTTCCGCTTCTAGCGTTATAAAAATTTTCAATTGCTGTTCTTTCTACACCACTTATATTAGTGTATGCTAAATTATAGGATCTAAGAGGTCTTCTAGTATTTAATCTTCTTTTTTCATATCCAGATTGAGACTTAAAAGTTGTTACATCAAATACTTTCTGAGTGCCAAATCCTCCATCAGGTTTTCTATCTGCCATAGAGTTAAATCTATCTGAAACAGTAGTAGAGGCATCAAATACTCTAATAGATAAACTATCTGCACTATCAATGGCCCCTAAAGGAGACCCGCCAATCACAGTAGCAGTAGTAGTAAGAACATTATGAATTGCTCCTCTATATCTAGCACCATCTGCCATTCTTATATAGTCAATTTTACCTTTGTATCTTTCTCGACTAGCAACAGATCCGCCAGCTACAGAAGTATTAGCACCAATAATTAAAGAACCACCCGGAAAAGGAGTTACTTCAGGATTATAGTGTACTTCTTTAACTAGTGCATTAGCTACATAGAGTCGTAAATTATCAGTAGTTTTATCATAAGATACAGCTACTTGATAACTAGTACCTCCATTACAGTTACCACCATATATTTCTGTTATACTATTTGATTTATTTATTATAAAACCTACATTAGCATTTGATCCTACTGTGCGTAGAGCATAATAGTTTGTAGCACTATTATGACGAGCTAATATAGTTTGATTAGAACTCATACTAGCTCCTGAATCAGGAGTTATAATAGTATCAAAAGTAAATGATTTCTCTTCTCCTACATTAAAATCATTACCTGAACCTGTTACAGCTATATATTTAGAACCATCTAA